GTTCAATATATTTGTGATTGAATGTTTGATTAAACCACCAGTATCAGATATTTTACCAAATATGAATCCTTTAACTGTAAAGTTAAGAGTCCAAATAATCATTCTTGTTTCTGAATTTTTGTCACCTTCATAAACAATATCATGCGTTGCAGAATTTAAAATAATAGGCACTTCTTTTGTTATACCCATTTCAGGTATAAGATTTAACTTAATAGTATAATCTGGTGTGAAATAAGGAAGTATGTGTTCTATGATTTGTGTACCATCTTCCATATTACGAACATAAACGTATAGAGAAAAATCAAAATTGTATGGTACTGGATTATATTGTGATACAACACCTTCAGAAGTTCTTGCAAATTGTTTTATATTTGTATTGAGTTTTCTTGTTGCATCATAAGATAAACCGTTCATTTCAAATGACATACGAGGCAATGCAATTTGAACTTTTTTCTGCAAATCTGGATCATCTTCTAATCTTCTAACATATAATTCTTTTGTTGCATATGTTAAAGGTACCAATACTCTTTGCTGTTCTGATCGATCTGGATTATAACGAACAAGAGTTATTTTGTCGAATAGGCTACCAAAACCTACGACCATTTTTCTTATCATTCTGTTGTAAGTTATATCAGCCATTATAAATTACCAAAAGGGTTTGACTCTGAGAAATCAATAATCGAATCTGATTCTGTTTTAATTGTTTTATTTCCATAAGATTCATCTGAAACATTATCTAAGTATGGATCATATGTAGTCAAGAAATATTGAGCATTACTTGTAACGCCAATCACTCTCATACTTGTTGCAAAAGTACCTTTAATAGTTGTGATTGACAATATATTTTCGTTTGGTGACCAAGTCTGAACAACTGCTTGACATATAGCATTTGCATATGTTCCATCATTTGATTGATATACAATTTCATTTAATTGATATGTGCCACTACCAAGGCCAGTATTGAGTTTAATTGTATACGCATCTTGCTCTACAATAATATCAATTTCTTCATTACCAGTATCAATGACTTCTTGTGAATACTTGAATTTCTCTAATTTCAATTCATAGAAGTATGGTTGTTTGCGGCCTAACATATGAAAATCTTTTGACTGCTCTGCAAAAGTAATTTCATACAATTCGCCGGTACCATTTAAAAATGGCACATAAACAAGATCACCTTCACGGGGTCTTGTCATTATTGTTTGTGGTACCCTCTGTGCAAAAGAACGTTTTGATAACATAACATTCACAGAATCTTTAATTTCTAAACCAAACTTAGAAAAGAATTCTTGCTGACCTTGGTAATCCAATGGATCAGAAGAAAGATACATTTCTAATGGATATGCAGATTGAAACTTTTTAATAGGATCTTCACCGTATAATAAATCTCTTGCAATATCATTATCATTTGGCAAATAGAATGCCTCAAAGCCCATGATCTTGATAGATTCAACTATTAAATCTTCAATGACCCTTTGTTCTGCATTAGAATTGTAGTTGTTGAAATAAAGATTGGTTGGCATTTAATTCATAAACCATTCTAGCGGTGCACCATATTCGGATTGCATTTCTGTTTCTAGTTTTTCTATTTCACCAACGGCTTCTTCATAGATTTTATCACCGTTCATTGTGACACCACCTGGCAACTGTAAGCCGGAGAATTTCTTGAGGTTATTTCCCCAAGTTCTTTTGATTAATGCCGTTGTGTACTCTTTCATCCAACGGTCATTCCATACTCTATTATAAACGGAAGGATCAATATTGGCATAACACTCGGCTACCACTACCATTCCTACTGGTGCCTGTGAAGTTCCCCAAGACCATTCGATAAAGAGTTTCTGCATATGTCTCTGGAAACGAATAGGAGTCTCTCCAGAGAACATCAACTCTAGAGATCTAAGGTGTTGCATGGTCAAAGTATAATTCACGTAGGACGCTGAGGTGAAGTCATACAACTCATTCAATCGGAGTTGGTACCTCAGGTCAAACATATTAAAAGTGGCAAGTGAATCGTAGATTGGAAATATTCTGGTAACACCAACGACATCCAAATGATTATTGGAACTGTCTTGAACTTGGCTCATATCCAAATATTTTTGTTGGACATCTCCAGAAGTTAATCTGCGAACATAGTAGATTTTTTGTAGACCATCAAAGTGATAATCTTGCCAGTATTGTAATGCATCATCAATACGATCTTCTATTTGATCGTCATCAACATTTATTTCAATTACTGGAAATCCTAATCTGCGTAAGCAATAGTCTTTGAAGGTTTTTCTGTCAGTAACGGCAGGCATGGTTTACTCCCTATTATTAGGGTATTTATTAACTATAATTTGTGCATTTTTTATAATGCAACTTTATATTTGATAACAACAATACCTGATCCACCGCTTCCGCCTGAACCACCTTGACCAGGAGCTGTGGCAGATCCTCCGCCGCCACCACCAGTATTAACTAAACCTGGATTTCCATCTGCATATCCGCTTGGTGCGCTAAATGAAAGTCCTGCTCCACCACCACCAACACCACCAGGAATAGGAAGATAACTTGAATAGTCTGTACCTGCGCCACCGCCACCTGCAAAGTATCCTAAAGTATTAGATGTGTTTGCAGTATTAAATGAATCTGTTCCTGCTGTTGTTATCCATGAAACTAATAATCCAGCTCCAGCATATGGTCTTCCACCTGCTGTATTTGCACCACCGCCGCCACCTCCAGCAGAAACGCCTCCACTACCATCAAGGGATGGACCGCCTGAAGTTCCGCTACCACCCCAAATACTTGTCGGTTGCAACGCTTCAGATCCTGGATTTTGTGTATTGTCGCTTGAGTTTCCTGCACTAGCACCACCACCTGAACCTCCTGTGGATTGACCACCATAACCACCACCTAAAGCAACATATATCGCTGAGTTTGCAACAGAAATAGAACTATTTGATCCTTTAGTTGATGCTGTTCCTCCAGATCCAACAACAACAGAATAAGATGCAAAGTTTTGTAGAGATATAGAATTGTTTACTAATCCACCAGCACCACCACCTCCAGAAGCTCTTGCACCAGAACCACCACCACCTCCACCAGCAACAAGTAAAATTTGAGCATTACTTGTTGGTGCTTTATAAACAGAGAATGATTGACTTGAAGTGAATGTTAAATAATTGTAAGCATTACCACCTTCTGTTACAGTTGACATTGCGCCGCCAATTGTATAAACGGTGTTACTTGTTATAATTCTAACTGATACGTTTGTTCTTGTTTGTGTTGTTGTTGAATATGCAGATAATATTACATTGGCATCAAAATTAGTATTTGAAGTATTACCTGTTAAAGTGTTTCCTGATATAGAAATTCCACTAGGCAATGTGTTTGGTGTCGAATATGTTATTGTATCATTCAATACACTTGTAGCATTTAATGTATATGTAAATTCTGTTCCTGTTGAGAAGAATAAAATATTACCATTAGTTTGATTGTTCCAAGTTACATAATCAATATTATTTGTTATGTTAAATTGTCTACCGCTATAATAACCATTAACATCTGTTGCTCTAATTGTAAAATAATATGTTGTTGTTGAAGTTTCAAATGGAAGCGTTCCAGAAATTTCTCCTGTGCTGGTATTTAAAGAAAGACCCGAAGGTAAACTTCCAGATTCTATGGAATAAGTTATTGGTGCATCACCAGTAGTTTGTAACGTATAAGATACTGTTTGTGATTCGTAAACAGGATTTACATTTAATGGTCCAGCTGTTGTTGTCCATGTTGGACCTATAGCATTAGCCAATTTTACATTTAATGGGCCAGAACCTGTAATTGAAATTGGAACGTTTGCATTACCTGAAGAATTTGTAGTTACAACCGTATCATTGGTCAGATTTGCAAGACCGTGATTAAATTTTAAATTATCAGATAGTGAAATTAATTTTAAAGAAGTTGAATAATTAATTGTAGTATCTTCTATTCTGTTTGAATTACAAGTTAGTAAAGAACATTGATTTGTAATTGCAGAAATGTTTGTTCCAGAAGATTGTGTAGATTGTAATGGTGATGTTGGAACAGTAAAGTTTCCAGTATATACAGCAAGTCCTTTACATATTCTCAAATTAGAAATATAACCATTAAAATATGCACCTGGACCTTGGCTGAAACCAATATTTAATTGTCCAGTAAAATCGTAAATATCAGCAGAACTTGTTAAAGTGTTTGATGATGTTCCATCTCGATATATCGTAATTACACCAGAATTTCTAACTATTGCCCAATGTTGCCAGACCGTAGCATCAACAACTCCAGTACTAACTGCTTCTATGTTTGTATTGGAAAATCTAAATGCTAGCCTATCAGTAAAGGAGGCATTTCTGTATACCAACCACCCATGATTACCGTCAGCCCATCTTTGTCCAACAATACCTGCACCTGATGATTGTGAAGTCCAAGCAGTAGCAGAACGCATCCAAAATTCAATGGTAAAATCACCAGTTCGAAAATTAAAATCATCATTATTTGTGGATATTAATCTATCTGAGTTTGCAGATTGAAATTGAATCGAATAATTATTTGCAAAAGGAGATACTGGCGAAGGATTAAACCTATCAATACTACCAAAAGAATATAATGGTTTTTTATTGCTGGCAGAAACTTCTAAATTTGTTTCTATTGTGTTTCCACTATATTGTTGTAATTGATTTGGTATACTAATATTGACATTTTTTGGAACCAATAAAGGATCAAATAGATAAATTTGATTCCAACCATCACCTCTGTTTACATCAGCCGTAGTACTAGTTTGATTTGCAGATGCATAAGCTCTGGTCATCAGATACAATCTACCTGTAGAATCTAATGCATAGGAACGAGCATCAACGCTTTGTGTATTTTTAACCACCCATCCAGAGGTAGTATTAAATTCAAAACTAACTGTTTTTCCAGTTTGCATAACAGCCATCTTATCACCGGCACGATTTAATGGCACCCAAGATCTAGGCATTTCTTGTGGTGTTGGCCAAGAATAGTGGCTGTGATAGGTTAAAACGTTATCTGAAGTTCCTTCGCCGATTGAAAATGTTATCCAATTTCTTTGTAATTGGCTAGCATTCCATCTTTCATATGGAAAACCATGAATACATTTCTCTGTAGTGCAAAATGTTATATAATTGTTACTACCTTTTTGAAACACATGAGGCTTCATCCACCAATTATTACTTGCATCAGCTGTATAAGAAACGCTTGTTGGTGGTGCGCCATAATTGGAATAAGTATTTGCACCAGGATAAACTATTGTGCAGTTTGCATCATAAAAAGAATTTGTATTTTTATCCCAAACAATTCTTTTTGGAGCTAAAACATTTGAAGCATTCCAATGTCCAGAATAAAATACTTTTCTTGTATCAGAACTATGTTTTATATTGCTTGGAAACTGATAACAAACACTAGAAAGTCCTTGGCCGGTAACAGTTTTTAAAATTGAACTGGCATATGCAATATCTACATCAGCATTAATTTGATAAATGTCATAATTGTGTGTTGATATACTATAATTAATAAAAAATCCAGTACCATTGTCATCAAAACCAATTAGAAATGGTATTGTTGTAGATAATATATTTGTATATGTCGATAGAGCACCAGGAGTATAAGTAAATCTTGCAATATTTGTTGCAGTATTGTCATGATTAAAAGCTATAACACTTAAAGCATTTCCTTGTTTGTTTTCTTTTGTTGTTCTCCACTTATATAATGGAGTGACAAGGTATGATTGTGTTGTGTTGGTATATGTTGGTGTGCTTGTTAATGATTTTGCTTGCCACCAATCAGCTCTAATATCTGCTGTGCTTATATCTCTGTAATAATGAAAATATAATGTGTCAGTTTCATCATCAAAAAATATTCTTCTAGGATTATAATTATAATCCAAACATAATAACCATGGATCTGTTTTCCCTATGCCGCCATACCATGCAGTTCTAGTGTCAGACCAAGATGATCCAAATTTTCCATTGGTATCGCAAGGTGCAAATTCATAGAAGTTTGCACTCATGGCATTATAAGAACTAACTAGATTTGCTGAACTTTGAAATTGAAAAAATTCTTTTTTTGGTGTTAAAGTGTCAACATCATATGCTTGATTTTCAATGAAAATTCTTCTATATTTTGGATCAGCATCTTCCAAAATATATCCGTATACTCCATATTGTTTTATCGTACATAATAACGGCATTTTAACTCCAAAATGGAACTATATTGAGTGTTACAGATTCACCTACAGATATATTATAATTTTGAGTGTCGAGTATATTAAATTGAATTTCATCTAAACAAATATAATCGGTGCTTGGATATTCATACCTTCCCTCAATAACAGTTGAATAAAATCCAGAAGTTAAATCTGGTTCTATTGGCTCATACAGAGATGTATTTCCGCC